GCGCGGCCCAATAGGCAACTGGACTCGTAAAGGGAATGGGCAGAGTCTCGGCGTCGGTCGATAGAACCAGATTGACCGGGACAACGATTGTGTCGAGTTCCACCCCGTAGTCAATATCCGGGATAGGCGCGAAGTAGATTTGTCCTTGCCCGTAAGTCGAGAAGGCTGAGGGTCTTCCGGTGAAGTTCTGCCAGTATCTTCCCTTGGTATTGAAGTCAGACCACGCCAGGTAAGACAGGACTATTCTTGAGTTGCCCCACAAGACCGTCGCGTTTATGACATCAATGGTGTTGATGCCTTGGGGCAGGGTCAAGTAATCGACCGTTTCCGTCCCGGCGGTCAGGGTGATCGTTTGCAGAATCCGATTGCAGCCGGAGTCTCTTACGATTCTGGTCCGTCCGTCGTTGATGTAGTCGGTCAGTTCCGAGTCGCTATAGTAGTTCCCGTTAGCGTCCCGCAGAAGCCGACGGACTTCCAGGAGGTAGGTTGCGAGAGTAGCCATTCATAGCTCAGGCCGCAGGCCGGTTCTCTTTGTTAAGCGTCAGCGTCCCAGGAATTTTGGGTGCGTCAGGGCGTTCCACGTGAAACGAAAACTCCTTGAGCCTTTCCTTGGCCGCTGCCATGTCGGTAGAGGTCAAAGCCCAACCCAGGCGTCTGATGGTGTCCGACTTGTCCTCGATGCCGTAGCCAAACAGGAGATTCGCGGCCTCGACGGGGATTTCCACGGCTTCCTTGGGCGGAAAGTCATAGTCCACGCTATCAAAGCGGTCAGCGTGCATCTTGCCTGAGTTGTTGACTACCCAAATCCATTCGCCTTTGTCCATTTATTCTCTCCCAGGTACAAGATCGCCGTACAGATAGATGTCCACATAGGCCGCGACACCCGTGCCCACGTTCAGATACAGAGGCCCCGCGGTCTGGGTCGTGTCATTGACGGCCAGGGTCGCTTCCAGAAACTTAGTGATGCCGGTAACGCCGGTCAGGGTTTGGCTGGATACCAATGCCGTACCCGTTCCACCCGCCCCGGTATAAAGGGACACGACTCCGCTTGACCCGTCCGCCGTCGTCCCGGATGAGTTGACCGAGCGGGCAATGACGACGTTTCTTAGGCGATAATTCGCCGCCGGAATACCAATCGTAGCCGCGTCGCCGGTCGCTGTGAGGTTGACGTTCCGGGCGTATCCAAGCAGCCACCCGCCCGCCCCGACACGCGATGGTCTATGGGATGCTAGGATGTTGTAATCCATTATTCCACCTGCGAGAAATAGGAGGTCGCCGTAGTGCCGTTCTCGCGGAATCGCACCGCAAAACCGTCAGTGTAGAAAGTCCCGGCAGCAGACGCGGCAATCAGGACGCGCCATGTATCGCCACCAGCCCCGGAAGTCGGATAAGCCTGGCCCCACTTGTTGTCGGGGTTGTATTCGATTGCACCGTTTGCACCNGTGACGGCAAACCATGCTCCGGCAGCCGGGAAATAGAGCTTTTCCTGGACGATGGTGCCGCCCGGAGAACCGCTTAGGGTACAAGGGAAGGTATAGACGCCCGAGTTCGTGATAGTCACCGGCCCCCAGACCGCGGCGTTCAATGTCGTAACGCCAGTTGTCCCGGAGAAGGTCACATAGTCTCCGGCTGACAACAGGTGAGAGGCCAGAGTGACGGTTGCGGTCGTGCCGGATAAGGCGATAGATGCCCCGGACAGTTTGAACAGGGCGTTCGTGACTTCCGTGTTGAAGGAAAATCCGGGGACGCCAATTTTGAAAGTAGACATTTATGCGCTCCCTTAGATCGAAAGGTAATTGTAGGAACCGACACGGCCCATCGTCTTGGGCTTGGCTGATACAAGCTCTGCCAGGGTCAAGACTGCACCGACATACCCGACTTGCCAGTTGGACAGAGTGGACTCGAACCCGGTGAAGGCGAAGTTGCAAGCCTTATGCACATACAGGTTCAGGTAGTTGTCGTTGATGAGGTAGAGCGTCCCTTCCGGGCAGTACGGATCGGCAAAGATCGGTACTCCTGCGATGAGAAGTCCCCGGAAGGCGCTTCGCGGTCCTTCGGCTCCGTCATCGAAGCCCGAATTGCCGGGGGTAATCATAATCTGTTCTGTGGCTTGGAAGTCTTGAGCCAGCAAGGCCCAGGTTCCGAGTCCCATGACCCCCATCGTTGGCATTTCACCGCCCAGTTTGCAGACCCCGGCGATGTATTGCAGGACGTTCTGACGGGTAGGATTGACTGATCCAGCGGCATAGACCTTGGATTTCAACCAAGTATTCGTGGTTCTGGACTGGTTGCCGTAGGTAGTTTGGTTCGTCCCATCGTCAATCGCAGCCGGAAGTCCGATGAACCCTTGGGTTCCGCCGTAAGTCGGTGTCGAAGACCCGGTGTTGTTGAAGATGGTCGATGAGAACGTATCCATTGCGAAGTTCGTGGAATCGTTCATCCGAGCCTTGATGAGCGGGATGATCGCGTGATCCATCTGAACCGCGCCTTCCATGCCCAGGAACGGGATGGGAGTAATGAAGAGCTTGAGGTTGAACTCAAGATTCAATCCACCGTTCAGGTTGGCCGGTTGCTGGAACGTGCCTGAGTAATCAGACCATCCTCCAGCTACCAGACTCGCGCCTTGAACCGGCACCGTCACACTCGACACACCGCCCGTCGCATATTGCGAGTTCGCCAGGAGCGTCGCCATGAAGGGCGAGGAATTGTAGAGCTGCACGTACATATAGGGCACGAAGGCGCGCCGCGTGAATGCAGATAGTTCATTTGCGGTTGATCCCGCTGCCGGGATTACGCCCTGTCCAAAAATTGGCAATTTAGTTCTCCTTAAAAGCCCAACGACATACGATGGTCAATATGACCTTTGCCTGTGTACTTCATCAGTGGCGCGATCTTGCGCTAATGATCTCGTCCATGACCGTTTCAGCTTGCCGGTCGAACCATTGGCGAGGATTCTTCATCAGTTCCTTGTCCTCTCGGACAGTCCTGACGCTGGTGAAATTGGATGGGGTAGGTTCAGCGACTTCAAGTTCTTGACGGCGCACGGCGGCGGCGCGTTTCAGTCCGGCTTCGGAAGTCTGAAAGCCGTTCTCGGAAGCGTACTTGACCAAATCCCCAAACTCGTTGCGGCTCTTGATCGAACCTGCGTCGCGCAAGTTTTCGTAGAGCACCATCGCGGCCTTTTCGGATTCGCCTACAGTGATCTTGCCCTCGAACTCCCTGAGCTTTTCATCGGTCTTTTGGGCCATCGTCACCATCAAGTCCTGCATCTCGACTTCGGGGACGGAGAGTTCCGGGTTGGCGTGTTTTGCCAAGCGCAAGAAGTGTGCCCGCGTCTTGGGGTTATCACGAAGCGTCTTACTCATTTCGGCCAGTGCTTCGATTTCTTCCTGGCTCATGCCTTCGAGTGCCATGATTATTTCTCGAAGCCGGGCTTGCGAATCACAGCCTTGTTGCGCTTGATTCCCTTGCCTGCCGAAGACAGACCCCCGAGTTCACCGAAGCGCGGGGGGTTGTTGATGACGCCGTTCTCTTTGGCGTTAGTCGTCGGGTTCCTGATACCGGAACCATCGGGCTTGAATAGGGTGTTGCCGTCTTTTGACATATCAAATCCTTACATCGGAAGGGGAGGCGCACCAGCGCCGGGGGGCGGGGCGGCGGCGATCTGCCGTTGTCCCGGACTAGCACCTCCTGCCTGTGGCAGAGAGGCCAGTAATTGCATGATTTCAGTCGGGATGAGTTCGCGGCTCTTTGCTTCCTGCGGCCCGAAGGTCTTGGAGAGAGTCGTCAATGCAGCCAGGACGGCTTTGCCTTCGGGAGTCGTGACGCCGAGTCCCGGTAATGACTGTTGCAGCATATCCAGGGCCATCTGGACCTGGACTTTTGAATTCTGAGCCAGTCCCGCAGCAGGCTGAGGCGTTTGCATGGGGGAAGGAGTCGGTCCCGCCCCACCCATTGGCGGAGCGCCTGGGAGTCCGGGAGGCTTACCCATTCCCGGTGGCATTCCGGGCATTCCCGGCGGCATTCCTGGTATCGGCATGTTTACCTTAGTGTTTCCCTTAGTAAAGGGAAGCCGGGAGGGAGAATCCGGCCCCCTCGCGCAATTAGCGCTTGGCCTTGCGGCCTTTCCGATGACGACGTGCCATTTTCAGCCTCCGATAGAGAGGTTTGGGCCAAGTAATGACGGAAACTCAGCCATATCCGAGTAAGTGAGTACTCACTTCTGCTTATAGTATTAGTTAATCTTGACTTGTCAAGCAATAGTTTTTAACTATCGAAAAAGAAAAATAAATAGTACGAACGTACCATTTGATTCAATACTGATTGGGTTTAGGCTACTGCTATCCCCACGCCGACGAAGGGATAAAACTCAAGCGGCGGTCTTGCCCGACCTTACAGGGCTACTTTCATTGCGAGGGGAAAATTACATGACTGTCAGAGAGTGGTTTATTTATACAATCGGCTACTATAAGGCATACGAAGTCATGTACAGAAATGGGTATCTAGAACACCCTACCCCAGCAGATATTTGCGTGAATCATCTTATTGATCTAGGTTGCCCATCAAAAGATGCTTGGGATTTAATCGCTGAAACCGATGCTTATGTTATTTCTATGGAAACGCCTACTTCACCGCCTTGAGTTTTTCTTTCTGCGCTTCTTCCTGCTGCTGCATCTGCGCGGCTTTCGCTTCTGACGGAATGATTTTGTCTTCCAGGTGACGGATGAGTTCATCCATCATGGGCGGAGCCACCATGCGGATCAGCCATTCCCGGTCAATCGCTTTGGCCTTGAATAATAGTTCCGCGTCTTGCTTGATACTTTCTGAAAACACCGGCGAATTGCTGTGAGCATCGACCTTGACGGTGTATTGATCGGTCATCTGCGCGGCGATGAATTTATGTCCAATGTCCGAGATCATGTCGTCCTCGTCATCCATCTGAATGGCTTTGGCGAATAACGTGGCTGACTTCTCCAAAGCATCTTCGATGATGAGCGCCCGTTTCTTGGCACGGCTTGAACCGACGCGCATCAATTCAGCCGCATGACCGCGGCTTCTGACTCCCGACTCTCCACGGCCTTGCATGACGTTTGAAAGACCTGACATTTCCATGAAGGCTTCGTCGTTCTCCCGGATGTCCGCGAAGATGTCAGTTGGGATGGTGGGGGCGAACTTTTCGACCTTGGCAGTCGGGTCGTTGATGCTGATGATCGAGCCTGGGAAGTTCAGGGCAGAAATCTTTTCTTCAGGGATACCGTTTCCGATCCATGCTTGTGCAGGGTCACACTGTTTTTCCAGGAGCGTCGAGATTTGCCGCATCCGGTTGTTGCGGTAGTCTTGCAGGGGAACAAGTCTTGAGACTTCGGAGATTCCCCAAAAGTAACCGGGCATCTGGTTAGGACATACTTGGACAAAGGGGTGTTCGGGTTCCACGCCCTTACGCCTTGGTATGAATGTATTGGGCCGGTCCCAAATCACGATCTCACCGTTTGCCATCGTCACGGTTTGATAGTCTTCGGTATCGTCATCCCATACCCACAGTTCGGACATTTCAACTAAGTCTGGGGGTTGATAGGGAGTGTTGATGTTTACCCCGTCCAAAGCGAGATTCACTTGTCCCTGGATGTTGGGAGTCACTGAATCCATCCAAATGCGTGAAACAGCAGCCGGAACACCGTGTTCTTCCCGTCTTGCNTCCCCAAANGCGATGGTTGNCATGATCTTTTCACGGTCTGTACGCCCTGAAAGTCTNGTTTCNAGGTCTGTTTTGCCCATTGCATACAAGTGGACGAAGCCTTCNTGGCGGTCTAACGAGGTAATATCCTCTCGGAAGACTCCGAACATGCCAGGATCAACGGAGAAAGGCAGGATTTGCCCCTTCCTTCTGACGTGCTTGACCAGCATGGAGTTGTAAATCAAGGCCCACAGGATCGCTTTTTGCCATTCCAGGTCGGCGTTTGACTGGCTCCAGGTCTGATTTAGCCGTCTAACGAAGGGCCGGATCATGGGGGAATTGGCTTTCAAGACTGCCCCATCCATATCAAGGGAGAAGCGGGTCGAGTCAGAGGCATAGAGGAAGCTGGTCAAGAGGTCTAAGTGCGGGAAAATCTTGTTCCAGGGGGACAACTCTCCCCCGGGAGGACTTCCGTTCATGTAATACTCTTTCCAGACGTTGTAAGTGTCTTTCCTGTCTTGCAGAGACACAAGACATTGATCCATGACTTCCTTATAGAAGTGGAGTTTGTCCAGGTCGTTCTTTGGGATAATCATTGGATTGCTTTCTTGACCATGTCTGCCGTGCCATACGAACCCATGACCGAGACTTGAGGTTTGCCAAGGGCAGGGATTTCCGAGTCGCCGCCGCCCACGCCATTATTACCCGCGGCAGCTAGTGTCGCCTCCACAGTCTTTTCAGTCTTGCCCCAGTGCGGCATGAGATTTGGAGGAGGTGTGTTTCTTGAATTGCCTATCGTGCCGTTTCGATTCGATAAGTCCGTCATGCCGCGCTCGTTGGCGAAGTCCATGAAGACCCCATCGACTAGTTTTGTCCCGGCGCTTCTTGTTCCCGGCGCGGTATAGAAACGCCTCTCGACCGTGGTACAGCCATAGGGACACAAGGCTTCTTCACTCTCGAAGCGTCCGTGGGCCATGCAGAACCATTCTTTAATCATGTCCAAACTTATTGGGGTTGATCTTGCCAAATCTCAGTTTGACGCCTTTATCAGATACATCATAGCAAACCACCGTTTTCTCGGGGGGTTTGCCGTTTGGCAAGGCAATACCGACAACGCTGGTGACGCCCCGGGTGGGCTTGGTCCCATACTTCCCGTTCTCCAGGTCGATCAGGAACTTTGAAAGTCTGATTTGTCTCCAGTCGGTAATTTGCCGGTAACCGGTGATGAAATGTTTGACCTCATCCTCTTGGAAGCCGCATTGCTTGGATATGTACTTGATCGGGACAGGCCGTTCCTCTGGAGCCATATCACGGATAGCCCGAAGCCTTCTCAAGATTTCTTCCTTGGTTAGCGTTTCATACTCCCTGTCTTGATACCCCTCTCCTTCAGGAAATTCTGTACCGTGCCCTGGAGCGGCGAGGCAATCAGTTCGCCCGTTTCTTCTTCCTGGACGTGACGTTTTGTGGCAGCTTCATAAGTCTCCCCTGATATAAGCAGATTTAATCGCATGTGGGTGAACCAAGCTTCTACAGCTAGACCCGAAGCAATGACCCGGTCATCCTTTTTCCTATCCGGTGCTCCCAGGAAACCATCGTCCCGTTCGATCCCCCGGCATTCGTCTACCAAGTCATGTGAGGCAAGGACCGCTTCACCTCTTTCAACATGATCCTTGAAGATATTGAGCATCCTCTCCTTCGTGTCCCGGGTCGTCTTCCAATGTTTGACGAACCCTCCGCCCATAGCGTCGAGTCTTTTATAGAGATAAGCCCGGGCAGAGTTCAGGAAGTGAGACATCTGGCCTCCAGGCAAGGTACTCGCGTGTCTTTTTAGATGATCCATTTCCGCCAGGACAGCCATGCCAGGGCCGTTTACTTCAAGATTCACCATTGAATTGCCATAAAAGCCTGCGATGTAGCACAACACCCAGGCGAACTGGTAGGTATTCAGGTTAGGAGTAGCGAATTCAGCGACTTGAACAACCCTGTCTGCGTAGCAGCGGAAGACTTCAATAGCGAACCGATCTGCCCAATCAGACGATCCATACGCCGGATCCGCTCCAATAGCATAAATCCCCCGCTTCTCAGGCTGCTCCCACACAGTCAAAAGCGCTTGCTTGACGTTGCATTCCTCGACCTGAGTATGTTCAAAGGCAGTACCGAACCCGAAGCGGTAATACTTGGGAACATCAATTAATCTTATGGCTTGGTCGATCTCTTGAAGACGGGAAGCAGAGAAGAACTGAGAACCAGAGGTGACAAAAGCCATGTCGTCATGCCAGGGGTACTCCTGGGCCATGAGTCTTTCGTCCTTGATGACTTCTTCGAGCTTCCATCGGTGCCAAGCGATCTGATGCATATCAATCGTCTTGCCGTACTTCAACTGCACTGTCCTACAGAGTTCCCGTTCCTCCGCGGTCATTTTCCCATTGACCCCCCAATAGGTCTGGAAGACCTTGGACATATTCGGGACGGAGTACAACTCGTTGTGCCACCAGCCGATGAATATAGCCTTCTGAGTCACAGAGTCTTTAGCGGTTTCCCACATATCATGGTAGAGGTTGAAACCTCTCGCGGTAGACTCGAAGATGTGAAGCCTTTGGGGATTTGTCTCCGCAAGGGAAGCAAGGATAGAGGCTAACGACTCTTCATCTGACCAGCTCGAACACTCAGTCCCATGAAGGTAGGTAATCGCCATACCTCTACCCCCCTGACCCTTCCTTCTAGACCCTCCCCCGACTTGGAACATCAGACGGCTTCTGTTCTTGAACGCCATCTGCATCCGATTATTCTCAACCGCCTCGATACGATACTTCTTCGGAAGACCTGAATAGAACATATTTAGAGTCGTTCTAAATCCCGCGACATTGCGATCTGAGTCCGCGGCCAACGTCCCCTGCATCCCCGGGTATCTCCAATGCCAGAACAAATCCAGGGCAAGAACGATCGTAGTCACCCCCAACTGCCTAGCCTTCAGAATGACAAAGAAGTGCTTATCGTCTTCAAGACCCGAGACGATCTGCTTCAGAGCTTCATTCTGCGTACCCAACAGCTTCGAGAGCTTGATCCTCCCATGCTCCTTTGTATCGACAACTAGCTCGGAACAGAACTCCCGAAACTGCCAAGTGGGAAACTTCACTTGATTTCAATTCCGGCCTGCACGTCCCAATCTTCGGCTAAAAGGTCGTCATGTAAGGCCCCCCAGGGTAAAATACCCCCTTGTAAATTAGTCATACAGATGAATGGCAATGGATCATCTCTAATTTCAATCCACCTAGTTTCACTCCATACAACTCTCCTAACCTTTCCACCCCGCTTCATAGCATTAAGCGCCTGGCTAAAGTCAACTGCCATGATTTCTCCTTTCAACAATGCACTTGGCTATCCCAATACGCGTGATGTAATGGCGCTCATCATTAGGCATGTAGCCTACGAGAAATACCCTACTCCCACCAACGTCTACATACACCTTAACCATTCCCTCAACAGTCTCAAACTCAATACCATCAATCTCACCAATTAAATCAAGAATTTGAGCATTCGTGAGGCTACTTGCCATCATTTCTCCTTTTCAGTCTGTACTTCTTCATGTAAGCCGCCATGTAAGCACGACGAGCATCCGTGTCAGGATACTTCTTACGCTTCGTGTTAACTACATCCGTTAACTCCTTG